ACGAAAAAGCATTTCATTACTTTTATGCACACGCAAAAAATATGTGTCAAACGGCAGGTAAAGATTACGCGTTTACTTATGACAAACATAATCCTTGTGTTACATTAAGAGAAATTGAAATAATCGAAAATAAATGATTACAATACCAGCGCAATTAGAAGCAGTAACAACACGTAAAGACAAAACACTTAAATTGACTTTTGGTACTAATGAACTAACACCAGTTCAAGCATCAGAACTATTTACAACTGCGAATCAATTTGGTTATCTGCTCTTTAAAGAAGAATCTTTTTCACGCGATGAAATTGAAATGGTGGAATCATTGAAAACTGATTTAGAAGATACAATGAAGAAACCATCACAACGATTACGTGGTGTTCTTTATCGTTGCTATGAATCGAATAACGAAGGTTTCAACACGTTTTCAAAATACTATGATTCAAAGATGGAACAATTAATTTTACACTTTAAAAGTAAACTGGATTGATTTTATATTTATTAATTGACACTATAAATTAAAGTTACTTATGGCTGAACGTGATGAAAACGGAAGGTTGAAAAAAGGACACGGTGGTTTGAAACCTAAAGGTGCAGTATCTCAAAAAACAGAGATGTGGAATCGATTAGGTGAATACGTTGTGACAAGTGGTGCGCAACGTGCAATGACAATTTTGGGTGATATGGATGATGAAGATTTCTTGCATTACTATTTAACAATGCTTGAATATTTCAAACCTAAACAAGCAAGACAAACAATAGTTGGTGAATCAGATGCACCAGTACAAATTATAATAAACGATAAGTTATGACAAACGAATTTATGTTTTTGAAATCACAAGTAAAAGCATTTCATCCATCGTGGAATGAAGAACAAATAAACGCAGAAGTACAACGCATTCTAAATTCAAACGATGAAGATTGTTTGTATTGTGGATCTTAAAAAAAATAACTATGTCACTACGTGTATCTATTCCTGCTGACTATTCAAGTATCACACTTAAACACTTTCGTGATTTCAAATTAGCGAAGAACGAAATTGAACAAGTGTGTGCGTGTTGTTCAATAACAAAAGAACAAGCGAAAGAAATTCCTATCAAAGATTTACCAGTATTAATAAACGCATTCAACGAATCTTTGTTAGTCGAGAGCGCACGGTTCTTTCAGCAGATAACAATTAAAGATAAAGATTTCGCATTCATTCCAAACCTTTACGAAATAACGGCAGGTGAATATGCAGACATTAGTGAATGGTGTAAAGACGTGAATACGAATATCGTGAAGATAATGGGTGTGTTGTACAGACCAATCGACAAACGTGTTGGTGATAAGTACACGATTGAAAAATACACAACAGAAAATCGTGCAATGAATGAACACTACGTTGAGCAAATGACGTTGGAACAATTCAATGGTGCGATGCTTTTTTTTTCGACTTTGCTAAACGAACTAAACAACAATTCCCAAGAATTTTTGGAGCAGACGTTGATGGAGTTGCAGAAGAAGATGCAAGATTTGACGATGGATTAAAACAAGTGTTAGGTCGCTATGGTTTTTACCATATGTTTATGGAAGCCTGCGATAGAGATTTAACAAAGTTGGATTTAATTAGCGAAAAAAAGGCGTGGGAGCTATTTACTTATATGAACTATATGCTCGATTATAATTATGTCACAAATACAATCATTAAACGAAGTTATCAATAAATTCCAAACGTGGGTTGATGCTCATTACATCATCAAAGAATTTCGCTTTGGTCACATTGATACGTTCGACATCGAAAAGTGGAATGAGTTTCCAATGTTCCAAGTTATACCACCATCAGTTAGTTATGCAACTGGATCGAAAACATTTTCTTTTCAAATCATTCTTGCAGACATTCCACGCGACAAAGAAACAAAAACAGAATACCAACGCGAAGTGTTAAGTGACTTGCAACAAATCGTTGAAGATTTCATTGCAAACGTTATGACTAACCGACAAGTGTTTGGTGAATTGATAAGTGTTCAAAACGTGAGCATTGAACCATTCATTGAAGAATTCGCAAACGTGTTAACTGGATGGACAATTACGTTCGATATGGTTGTTCCTTACTATTGGAGTTCTTGTGATACACCTTCATCTATATGAGTAAAGATTTCTACATAAAAGCAACTGCGAGTGGTGGTGGTGGCGGTGTTCCATATACTGGTGCAACACAAGATGTTGACTTGGGCGAATATGGTATAGATGCAGGCTTTGTTTCATTTGATACAACACCAACATCAACACCAACTACGCAAGGAACATTAAGTTGGGATACTGACCATAGCACATTACAATTGGTTTTAAATGGTCACGTTGGACAACTGATGCAAGATGTTTTTTACTACGCTAAAAACCAAACTGGTTCTACTATTCCTGCAGGTACGGTTGTAATGGCGAATGGTACACTTGGTTCAAGTGGTCGAATTTTAATCACACCATTTCTTGCTGATGGTACATATCCTTCTGAATATGTAATGGGTGTAACTGCTGAAAGCATTGCAAATGGTAGTGATGGTATGGTTATGCATTTTGGTCAATTGCGTGGTATAGATACAAGTTCATTTTCTGATGGTGATATTTTATTTGCATCTGATACAATTGCAGGTGGTTTGCAATTATCACCACCAGTAGCACCAAACAATTATGTGTTAGTTGCTATTGTAATTAAAGCCGCAGTTAATGGTATATTACAAATCAGACCAACGATAGGTAGTAATATAAATAACGATGAAGGTGTTTTGATTAATGCACCAACAAATAAACAAGTGTTGACTTATGATGCTTCAACGTTGTTGTGGAAAAATCAAAACCCACCTATTCGAAATATAATTACAACAACTGATGGTACTGCGGTAACTGGTACAACAACAAGTACATTAACTTCATCAATTTTAATTCCTGCGAATACGGTTGCAGTTGGCGACATTTTAAACTTTAGAGTTAGAACACGTAAAACGGGAACTGCTGGTACACATATAATTCGTGCCTATGTAAATACTACGAGTTCAGTTGGTGGTTCATTAGTTGCAACAAGTGCAACGGTTGCAAATACGAATACATACGCGCAAATTTCACGCGTATTAGCAGTTAAAAGTTCAAATAATACGGAAGGCTTTGCATCAGCAGTAGGTGTGTTTTTTGATGACACACAAACTGGTACAACGGTGACGAGTTCAAATATCGATTGGACACAAAATCAGTATTTAATTGTTGCAGTTCAAAATGCTTCTACTGCTGACACATCAAGAAGTTCGTTTATTCACGTTCAAATAAATAAACCATAATGCGCGAAGAAATAATTATACAAGAAAAGAAAGTAACTTATCGTTCACGTGTTTATGCGTTGAATGGATATGAAGTAATCGATGAAACGTGTGTGCATTTATTTTTAGATGAAGGTATTTATGCAATTACAATTCCTTGCATCGTGAATAACGTTGATATCAACACAACTGATGAATTAATTGCGCAGTTATGACGAGAGAAAAAATGCCGAACTTCTTTTCAGTAGTCGATGAAATGGCGAAGCGTTTTATTGAATTGATGCAAAGTGATTATCGTATGAAACGCAGAACAACAACTGGTGCAGGAAGGTCATTAACAACGAATCGCGTGAATACTGGAACGCTGAATAAATCACTTGCATATCGATTGAAAATCAAAAGCAATTCAATTGGTATTTCAGTTTTCGCAAAAGGAAAAGCAAACAAGTATTTTGGATCGATGGAAGATGGAAGACGTGCAGGTGCATCAGCACCACCAGTTAGTGCAATACGTCAATGGATTGATGAAAGAAGAATTAAGTTACGAAACAAAGATGGAAAAATAGTGAAGCAAACAGATGCATTAAAAAATCAAGTTGCATTCTTGATAGCGCGAAGTATAGGTAAGAAAGGAATCAAAGGATGGAATGCATTTGAATATGCGTTAGAAAATACGTGGGAAGAATATCAAGATAAATTATTTGTCGCGTATGGAAAAGATTTTGAAGCACAATTAAACACAGAATTTAAATAAAGAATTATGGCAATTACAATTCAACAACAACCAGAACAATTCACACCAGTTGGTCAGCGACTTATCTACGTTGCATCGTCAACGAATAGTGGTAACGCAGGTTTTCGTTACATATTTGATTTTGGTGATTTCACAATTAACGTACAGCCGAACGCAAGTGGATATGGTGTGTTAGATATCGCACCAATTATACGTGAAAAGTTGTACCATTCAACACTTGCAAATTTTGCAAACATTCAAGATGAAACAAGTTCAGTTGTTTACGCACGTGCAACTATTAAAGAAGGTTGGTTAATTAATGGAGTGTTCACACCAACAACCGTTGGTCAAGCATTATCGAGACGCGGTTATTTCTTCCTTGCAGAATATCAAGTGAGTGATGGATTTTTACCCGATACAAATACACGTTATGCGCTCAATACAACAGACAAGTATTTGTTATCAGAACGATTGAACACAACGCACGTATGGAGTGATTACACAAGTGTTGGTGGTTTAACAACTGATGAAGTTTACATACCTGCACGATTATCTGATTATGGTGTTATGTATTCCGTTGGTCAAATATCAACGCAGTTACCAGACACAGAAGCAGTTGAAATTGCGATTAACATTTTCAATCAATCCAACACACTAATTGATACAATCACATATGCGTTAAGTGGTGATCCATTAGCAGTAAACGCATTCGGTGCATACCCGATGAACTTGTTGTCTGATGGGGCAACAATGACGAATTGGAAGTGGTATGATGTGTATGCGCGTAACATAGGTGGCACAAGGGTTTCAAGACGTTATGTGTTTTACAAAATTGAAGATGATTGCACATTCGACAACGTGCGATTGATGTGGACAAATTCGTGCGGTGGTGTTGACTATTTTAACTTCACGAAGAAATCAGAGTTGTCATATAACTACGAAAGAAAGCAGTATCAAAAAGTAATTGGTGATTACAACGCAAGTACATTTTCATTTAACACATACGATAGGGGTGTAACAGATAGATACGTTGGTACAACAAAAGGTCTTGTTATCAATAGTGATTGGTTAAGTGTTGGTGAATTTGAATTCTTGAATACATTGATGCGTTCGAATGACGTGTACATAGTAACAGATGGTGGTGGTCAAATACCAGTTCTTGTTGACGCAACTAATTATGTTGTGAAAGATGAACGCTATTCTAAACTTTACAACTTAACAATCAATCTTAAATATAGTCAAGCAGTAGGTCTATGATAAACGAAGTAATATTAAGCGTTAACAACGGTGATGGAACGTACGCGGTTCTTGACTTGTACGAGAATGAAAAACTACATCTGAATTTTAAATTCACAGACATCACCGACTTCAGCGCAGTTGGTAATTACTCGCGTGAATTTCGTATTCCTGCGAGTAAGACAAATGTCGATTTCTTCGGTGCTATTTACAACGTGAATTTCGATGGTTGGTTTGATTATCGAATTAAAACTGAAGCAACGTTAACGAACAACACCATACCAGTTGCAAGTGGTCACATACAAGTTAAGCGCGTGTATTGGTCGCAAGGCAAGTTGTTTGAATTTGAAATTGTTTTCTTCGGTGAAGTTCCAAATCTTGCACGTGCATTAAATGAAAAAATGCTACGTGATATCAGCACAATTGCTAATGGTGATTTAGATTATCAGTTATTATATGAGAACGTGAGTGGTATGACTGATGATGTGATTCTTACGTTGTGCGATAAGTTTAATTTTACTGCAAGTAATCTTGAAGGGCAACCGATTTATTATAATCAAACAGATGCGCAATATGGTGGCACACCTTTGTACGTTGGTCATTTAACACCTGCTGTAAAAGCAAAGTATTTGTTTGACCAAATTATGCTCGATGCAGGCATTAGTTACGAGAGTGATTATTTAGATAGCATTCTTACAAATGTCTATGTACCATTCGTAAATTCACAATACTTAAATG